GATCAGGAAACATTCCAACCTAAGATTGGCTTCAAGACACGTTACGGCATGGTTGCAAACCCATTTGCTGGTGGTACTAACGTAGATTTGGGTCAACTGTACTCTAAGCGTAACACTTACTACAGAATCTTCAGAGTTGCTAACCTGATGTAATGTATTGAACCACCGTTAAGAGTGGTCTTAGAGGAGCCTTCGGGCTCCTCTTTTTTTATGGTCATAAATACTACAGAAGGGAGATGAGAATGACTTATCCAAACAAACCTGAAAACACAAACCTGTTACAGCCAACAAAGTACATTCTGACGTTCTCTGATATACCAGATACAGTGTACTTCTGCCAGAAAGTAAATATTCCTGGCATATCAATCGGCATGGTAACCCAGGTATCACCAAATCTAGACTTCTTCATACCAGGTACAAAAATCACATACAATGAATTTCAAATGGACTTCATTGTCAACGAAGACTTGTCATCTTGGCTATCAATATATAACTGGATGAAGAACATCACAACTGATAACGTCAAGACAAAACGACCACAAGGCGAAGCTGTGCTTACGATCTTGAGCAATCAGAATAACCCTAAGTTGAGATTATTGTTTTCAAACATATTCCCCCACACGCTAGGTGATATTGAAATGGACACAACACTGTCTGCTGAGAATCACATGGTTGCAACAGGTTCTTTTAAATATGATTACTTTTTAGTGCAAAAAGTATAAATTTGGAGTTTAATTATGGAAACACTTGAAGAGATTTTTAAAAACTGGGACACAGATTCCGTCGTAGATCAGACTGAGCCAGGCAAAGAACTACTTAAGATACCGACACTACACAACAAGTATCTGAAAGTATTGATCAAGCACAAACTTTCTCTAAAGCGGCTAAACTTTGAGTATTCTAAGCTAAGGAAACTGAAAGAAGAATACTACAACGGTTCTCTTTCCCAAGAAGAACTTGAAGAACATAACTGGCAGCCGTTTCTTCTGAACATACGCACGAAATCTGGGCTTGAAAAGTACATCGAATCTGATTCTGATCTAATCAAGATTCAAAGCAGGAGAATCTTACATGAAGAGATTATCTTTGCATGTGAATCTATCCTTCAAGAGTTAAAGTCTAGAACTTTTCAGTTGAGGGATTTCATATCTTGGGAGAAATTCGTAAGTGGAAGCTGATGTAAAGTTAACAAAAGTGAATAATGTATATCTGAAAGTTCACTGTGAACGTAGTGTCGCACAAGAACTTTCAGAATATTTTACATTTTATGTGCCAGGTTTTCAGTTCACACCGCAATTCAGAAAGAAAGTCTGGGACGGTAAAATACGTCTGTTCGATACAAGAACATATCAAATCTATTACGGTCTCATTGACTACATCAAAACTTTCTGTGATGAACGAGAGTACACTTTAGAATTCACTGAAGAGAAAAGAAAAGAAATTTCTGATGAGGAACTTCTCAAATTTATTTCAAAACTAAATCTAAAGTCTAATGGCAAGCAAATAGAAGTACGAGACTATCAATTCAATGCATTTAAAACTGCATTGCAAAACACTAGAGGCTTGTTTCTTTCACCGACAGCATCTGGCAAATCTCTCATCATCTACTTGCTCATACGTTATTTCTTGACACAAAACGATTGCAAGAAAGGTCTCATCATTGTACCAACTACATCACTTGTTGAACAATTGACGTCAGACTTTGCAGACTACTCATCAGAAAATGGTTTCGATGTTTCAGAAAACATACACAAAATCTATCAAGGAAAAGATAAAGTTTCTGCTACTTCGAAACTGTATGTCTCTACATGGCAATCAATATACAACTTACCGAAAGAGTATTTTGAATCATTTGATTTTGTTATCGGTGATGAAGCACACCTATTCAAAGCACAATCACTCACAAAGATTTTGACTCAATGCATCAACACGAAATACAGAGTCGGTCTAACTGGTACACTTGACGGTTCGAAAACACATAAGCTTGTTCTTGAGGGTCTCTTTGGTAAAGAAAAGAAAGTTATCACGACAAAAGAACTGATGGATAGAAAGCAAGTTGCAGACTTCAAGATCAAGTGCTTGATTCTAGCATATGAAGAACAAATTTGCAAGTACATGAAAGAACGTTCGTATCAAGAAGAGATTGAATACTTAGTGCTGAACGAAAAGCGAAACAAATTCATCAAGAATCTTTCGGTATCTTTGAAAGGTAACACACTTATACTATATCAGTTTGTTGACAAACACGGTAAAATATTGTATGATCTTATCTCCAACGAAGTTGGTACGTCAGATAGAAAAGTATTCTTTGTATACGGCAAGACAGAAGTAGATACGAGAGAAGAAATACGTGCAATAACAGAGACACAATCAGATGCTATTATTATTGCTAGTTACGGCACTTTTTCTACTGGAATTAACATTAGGAATCTTCATAACATTGTGTTTGCGTCACCGTCTAAATCAAGAGTACGAAATCTTCAATCGATTGGAAGAAGTCTACGACTCGGTGCTAATAAGACTGAAGCGACTCTTTATGATATTGCTGATGACTTACGTTATAAAGACCACATGAATCATACACTAAGGCATTTCGTGGAAAGGACAAAAATATATAATGAAGAAAAGTTCACTTATAAACTTTTTAAGATCGGAATTAAAAATGGAAACAGTTAACTTCATAAGACTAAAAACTGGCGATGACATCATCAGCTATATGTTTCATTGCAGTAAAGAACAAGTTGTTCTCAGAGATCCGATGCTTATAGTGATGAGGCCTGACTATAAATCTGGCAATCAGATTGTGGGTATGGATAGTTGGCTTCCGTTTCAAATTATGAATAGCAACGAAGTTTCAATCAATCTATCTGACATTCTCTTCATCTCTAAAGCTTCCTCTGAGTTCGAAGAATTCTATGAGAACACTGTCGATACATTGAAGAAGAAGGAAGAAGAAAAACTGGATGAAGAAAACAAGCTGTCAAACGATGAGATGTTAATGATTCTGGATGCGGTGGAGAACAAGGAAGGTGTAATGCATTAACCGGGGGGTGGGGCGGTAGGGGTGGGGTGGACACTCGAACTGTACACTCTTGTCAATAGGTTTGTCAACATATAGAATGGTAAATATGAGTAAACATTACATAAACAACGCAGATTTCTGCAGGGCTCTTTCAGAATACAAAGCGTCAGTCAAAGACGCAAAAGAAAATGATAGAGAAAAACCTGCCATTCCAAACTACATTGGTGAATGCTTCATCAAAATTGCTGAGGGCTTATCACACAAGCCAAACTTCATCAACTACCCGTTCAGAGATGAAATGATTTCTGATGGTATTGAAAACTGTATAATGTATTTCGAGAACTTTGATGAGAAGAAGTCTAGCAACGCATTTGCATACTTCACACAGATCATTTACTATGCTTTTCTTCGTAGAATTCAAAAAGAAAAGAAACAGTTATACGTCAAGTACAAGTCTACAGAACAATTTGGCATTCTAGATGAAAACGAAATGCTTGGTTTCGAAGAAGTGACAGGCAGACAGTTTGAAATGTATGATAACATTTCTGAGTTCATTGAAACATTCGAAGAAACTAAGAAAAAAAAGAAAAAGGAAAAAGAGAAAAAGGGTATTGAAAACTTTTTGGAGTGAATATGATGAATATTAAATCTTACGGAAAAGTGGGATTCACATGCTCAACTTTTGATCTATTTCATGCTGGTCATGTTCTCATGCTTGAAGAAGCGAAGTCTGTGTGTGATTATTTGATCGTTGGACTGCAGACGGATCCAACCGTGGACAGACCTAACAAGAATAAGCCAGTGCAGTCTGTTGTCGAGAGATACGTTCAACTCAAAGCGTGTGAATACGTGGATCAGATCGTACCATACACGACTGAGGAAGACCTCATGGAGATATTGACATCGTTCATGATCGATGTTAGAATACTCGGTGAGGATTACAAGGATAAAGCCTTCACAGGAAGTCATTTACCTATCAAAACGTACTTCAATTCTAGGAAACATAAGTTCTCTTCGTCAGAATTGAGAACGCGAGTTGCACAGGAAGAAATGAAAAAGATATGCAAGTAATTCTACTTTAGAAATTGAATATAAAGGTTGCATATACTATGGCTGGAGAGAACTTAAAGAATTCACCGGTGTAAGCAAAGCCTTGTATAAAAAGTATCATGTTAATGGTATGGATCCGGAATTGCGAATAGGTAAAAACGGTCCTACTCCAAAATCTACAACAATTAATTTTTTGAGAAAGGGGGTGTCTGAATGAGAGTTGCTATCATAACAGACCAACATTTTTGGTGCTCGAAACGATTCAATTTACTTTCTCGACTTCTACGAAAAGTTCTACTCGACGGTGTTTTTCCCGTCACTCGATGAACATAATATCAAAACTGTTTTCATTCTAGGTGATACATTTGATCGTAGAAAGTATGTAAACTTCTATTCTTTGCAAAGAACGAAGAAGATGTTCTTTGATGAATTACAGAAGAGAAACATTCGTGTCATTATGCTGATCGGTAATCATGACACGTATTTCAAAAACACAAACGAAGTAAATTCTGTATCTTTGTTGTTGTCAGAATACAACAACATTGAAATGATCTATGAACCGAAGACTATCGAACAAGATGGTGTCAAAATCTGCATGATACCGTGGATTTGCCCAGAGAACGAACAGAAAAGTCTTGCTGAGATTTCAAACACAGAAGCAAAAATTTGCATGGGTCACTTTGAAATCGGTGGCTTCGCAATGTACAGAGGTGCGCCATCACATGAGGGTCTAGATCGAGAGTTGTTTATACCTAAATTTGATATGACATTCTCTGGTCATTATCATCACAAGTCTTCTGGGCATCACAACAACAAGTACATACATTACCTTGGCAATCCGTATGAACTTACTTGGCAAGACTATGCTGATCAGAGAGGTTTTCACCTGTTCGATCTTCACACATTGAAGTTAAATTTCATTCCTAATCCTTACACAATCTTTCAGAAGTATTTTTACAACGACAAAGAACTGACGATGCACAATGTCATGTATGACATTGACTATGATGCATTCAAGAATAACTACATTAAAATTGTTGTCGTTGCAAAAACCAATCCTTATTTGTTTGATCTGTTCGTACAAAAGGTCTTCGACACAGGTGTCATCGACATCAACATTGTCGAAGATTTTACCGACATAGATACACCAGAAGAAGAAAATGATGTTGATCAAGCGGAAGATACGTTGACAATTCTTGAGAAGTATGTTGGTAATTTACCTACAGACTTGAACAAGGATAGGTTGAAAAATTTATTCAAAGAAATCTACATTGAAGCGTTGAATGAGGAATCGAAATGAGTTATGCAACTAGATTAGTAAATAATGCTCTTGAAAGGCAACTGAAACCTTTCTCATATATCGTTGACAATACTTTCTTTACTCAAGAAGACGTAAATTTTATTTGTAATTATTGCTCCAGCCTTCCACTGAGAGAAGGTGGACTGTTCAATAATGAATCGAACTACTCAGAAAGAAAAGTAAAGCTAAGTTTTATCGATAGAAAAGACCACATAAATTCATGGATCTTTGATAAGATGAATACTCTTATTGGTTATTACAACGATAACAATTTCGGTTTTGATTTGACTGGTTACGATTATATGCAGTATGCAGAGTATACACCATCGTGCCATCAAAACTACCATATGGACATGAACTTTGCTCTTGACACAACTTATCTTTCTGATACACTGAGAAAACTCACAGTAGTTTTGCTGTTGAATGAACCTGGTGTTGATTTTACTGGTGGAGATTTCGTCTTGAATTTGAGTTCACAGGAGCGAGCAGAACGAATGCCTCTTCGGAAGGGCTCTGTAGTTATTTTCCCTTCTTTCCTCATTCATCGGGTAATGCCAGTTGAATCTGGTCTTCGAAAGACTCTAGTTGTTTGGCCCATTGGACCTAAGTTTCGATAATGATCACTTTTCAAACTGTTCGTTGGAAGAATTTTCTCTCAACTGGCAATGCATTCACAGAAATTGACCTGTGCCGTTCGCCGAATACTTTGATTCTCGGTAAAAACGGTGCAGGTAAATCAACCATTCTTGACGCACTTACGTTTGGGCTTTTCGGTAAGCCATATCGGAAGATCAACAAGCCGCAGTTGATCAATTCTATCAACCAAAATAATTGCTTGGTTGAAATCCTATTCACGATTCAATCAAAGCAATACAAAGTTATTCGTGGCATCAAACCAAACGTATTCCAAATCTTCTGCAACAACGAACTGATCAATCAGAATTCAAGTAGTTCTGATTACCAAGAAGTTCTTGAGAAGAATATTCTCAAGCTAAATTACAAGTCCTTCACTCAAGTTGTTATTCTTGGCTCTGCATCTTTCGTGCCGTTCATGCAGTTGACTGCTGCTGATCGTAGAAGCATTATCGAAGAACTGTTGAATATCAACATCTTTTCATCGATGAACTCCATTGTTAAGACTCGACTAACTCAAATCAAAGACAGACAAAAAGATGT